GAAGACGTCTAAGTACTTTGCGACGATAGGCCACGACGAAATAGTAGCATCTTACATAGGTCGTCCATACATGGGTAAGAATGCTGTCAACGAGATCCTGCATAAACTAGCGCTCTTCTACAACGCTAAAATTTACTTCGAAAATTCTGTCGGCAACGTAAAAGACTACTTCGAAAAAGTTCGACGCCTCGACCTACTCGCTACGCAGCCAACTACAATTTTCAACAAAAAAGCTTCGTTCCTTTCGAATCAATCGTTCATCTATGGCTACCCCATGCCAAACCAAAAAGTTAAGTGGGAAGCTCTGCAGTATCTACGAGCTTGGCTACTTACAGAACGTTCAGACTCTAAAAGAAACTTAGACCTCATCAAAGATCCAGCCCTTCTTCAAGAACTTATTTCGTTTAACCTCGACGGAAACTTCGACAGAGTCATGGGCCTCACTGGCTGCATAATAGGGCTCGAAGAAATATATAACCTACAAAGACGCACCGAGCATTATCAAAAAGAATCTTCGGAGCTAGACAAAGAATTTACTAGACTTATTGTCAACAACAAAAAACTTTTCCATGAAAATTTTTCCAAAACAAAGGCTAGCGTACTCTGAGAAAATTAAGTCGGACTTCAAATGGGCGAAAGAAACTATCGACCACTTGCTTCTTAATTTTACTCTCGAGGCTACCGTAGTCAATCAATATCACACTGACTACTTCAGAAAGCTTTCTAATTACCAGCTCTATAACAATCAGCTAAACCAAAAAGATTTCGAAAAAGAGTGTAACCCACTCGGCATCGATGTCGGGCAATTTGCTGACGAGATTCAACCGTACAACAAAACGTACAACAAGATTCAAGTCTTGCTAGGTGAGGAGCTGCGTCGTCCGTTCAACTTCCGAACTATACTTGTCAATTCAGAAGGAGTTCGTTCGAAGATCGCACACCGTAACGCACTAATTCGTCAATACGTAGAAACGCAAGTAAAGAAAACTCTAGCTCAATTCTCTGAGCTCTATTCTGAAGAACTGCTAGAAGAAGCTTCGACTCCGACGCTCGACCCTTCGCAGATAGATGTCTACATGAAGACTACGTATCTCGACGCACGCGAACGACTTTCTTCGCAGATGCTGCGCTACCTACTCCGTTCACTCGACATCAAAGACAAACAGTCTGATGGCTTTAAACACGCATGCATTGCTGGCGAAGAACTTGTCTACGTGTCTTCATTTCGTAACGAACCAGTACTCGAGATCGTTAATCCGCTCGGATTCTTTTCGCACAAATCACCCGAGACTAAGTGAGTTCAAGACTCTCTTTTCGCAGGCTATCGTACGTATCTCACTCCTTCAGAAGTCCTAGATCGTTATGGCGACTACTTGACAGAAGAACAACGTAAGACCATCGACTCTACTTCGATGGCACCATCAGGCATCAAGTCTGACACTATCTCTGGAGCACATCGTTACGGTCACGAAAACATGGATCGCAACGAATCGACAACTCCTTTCTTCGAAGGTTCGTATTCACCGTCATCCGTAGAAGACTGGCTAGTCGAGCACGTAGAATGGCGCTCACAACGTAAGGTAGGCTTTCTCATCACCACTCCACTAGACCAAGAACCTTCTGAGCAGATCGTATCTGAAGACTTCGAAGTTCCGTCTATCGCCTCGAAGACAACTATCTTAAAAGAGTACAATCGAAAGCAAACGTCGTACAATTGGACAGACGAGCTAGGCACTTCTTACTCACTTCACTGGTCGTGGATTCCTGAAGTTTGGCAAGGTACTCGTATCGGTCGCACTATCTACTGTATGATAGGCCCTAAAGAAGAGCAGTTCCGTTCGCAAGATAATCCGTACGAAGTAAAGCTCGGTTATCATGGCCTGGTCTATAATGCGATGAACGCTTCGTCTATCTCGATAATGGACCGCATGAAGCCTTTTGCTTATCTCTACTTTATCGTGATGCACAAGCTCAAAAAGCTCATTGCTCAAGACCAAGGCAAAGTGTTCCCTATCGACGTTTCGATGATAGATCCTAAGATAGGACTCGAGAAGACACTCTACTACCTAAAAGAACTCAACTTAGACTTCTATAACCCGCTTCAAAATGCTGAAGTTCCTTCAGTAGCTCAGCGTGGTAAAGTTACTTCTGCGATCGACATGTCGAACATGCAGCACATACTTAACTACGTATCCTTACTCGGCGCACTAGATCAGCAAATTTCTGAAGTGGCAGGCGTAACGCGCCAACGTGAAGGGCAGATTCTACCTACTGAAGCTGTTACTAATGCAGCAGCTAACGCACAAATGTCGTCAGTGATTACGCAGATTTATTTTCAGGCTCACGATAAACTCTGGGAAAAGATTCTCACTTCTCTTCTTCAAGTAACACGCCAAGCTTGGAAAAACAAGAAGATCGTGAAGCAATATGTTCTCGACGATCTATCAGTAGCTACTCTCGAAATGTCTGAAGACGCGCTTCAAGATGCAGACTTAGGGGTTTTTGTTACGGACTCTGGTAAAGAAGTCGAAATGTTTGACGCGCTCAAGGGCATGGCTGATGGATTACTCAACACAAACCGAGCTACGTTCTCAGACCTCATCAAGATGTACAAATCTAACTCTGCAGAAGAACTTCAAAAGCTTATCGAAGATTCTGAAGACAAGATGCGCGAGCAAGAATCTCAAAGTCAACAGCAACAGATCGAAGCTGCTCAACAGGCTCAACAAGCTGAACAACAGTTCGAACTCGAGAAGCAAGCGCGTGAGCACGAAAATCAAATTACTCTTGCTGAAATTAATTCGTTCCGTTTCCAAGATAACCAAGACATAAATAGCAATCAAGTACCTGACCAACTTGAAGTAGCTAAGCTTAAATACGACCAAGAATTCAGAAACCGTAAGCTCGACTTAGAAGAACGCTCTGTTAAAGTGAAAGAAAAACAAGCTTCTAAACCTAAATAAAGCTATACTCTTCCCAAGTCCTTACATTTTCTCACATCTTATTTTACTCCTGACTCAACTTAATTTTACATGGACAAGCAAATAACACTCGACGACATCTTCGACGATAACTATACTTCACCAGAACCAATCGAAGAACCAATCGAAGAACCCATCGAAGAACCCATCGAGCCTACTGACATCGACGACACCTCAGAAGTACGCAAAGCATACTTCGATTTCTTAGTCGAAAATGAAGTTCTCGATCTCCCTTCAGAATTCGAATACGACGGTTCTTCCGAGAAACTTCAAGAAGCGCTAGAGCTAGCCAAAACAAACCAACAGAAAAAGATCGTCGAAAGCTTTTGGAACACTCTTCCCGAGGATCTACGCGAAGCATACGAATTTGTTTCGGCTAACAACGCAACTCTCGAAGATTACTACGAATCTCGCCTACAAAATCCAGCTACTCTAGACCTTTCGCGTCCAGAGAATCAGCGCAAAATTGTCGAACGATTCTTAAAAGAAACTACGCGCTTTTCACCCGAAAAGATTAAACGCACCATTACGTCGTACGAAGAAGACGGCATCTTAGATGCTGAAGCGTCGGATGCAGCTGCTGAACTCGAAGTGCTTTTCGAACAGCAAAATGAACAGCGTCAACAACAGCTCGCAAAACAAGCTGCAGATGCTGAAAAGCAACGCAAAGAATATACTGAAGAGCTAGTGAAAGCTATCAATTCTTCGAGCTTTATTCATCCGACTCGTCGCGAAAAAGTGCGTTCCTTTTTCTTTTCACCGATCAAACAAAACAACGAGCAGACAACAGCTTTCAACCTTACAGTGCAGAACATTCTTGCTAACCCAGAACATCAAGCTCAACTCGCAGATTTACTTTTAGATTATTCTGCGTCGCAAGGATTTTCACTCGAGCGTTTCGAGAAACGTGTTAAAGCTCGCGCAACATCTACGTTTAAAGACGATCTCGATCGAGCTCTCGATCCTAAACGTAAAGCAGGGACTCCTGCAAAAGTTAATAAAACTGACACTACAGAATTTTTAGAAAACTGACTTAAAAACTAATGCCAACACCACAATCCTCTCTAATTATCAAGAAGCTCGAAGGCTTCGGTGGCAACTACGTAGACTCTGACTATCTGTCATCTGCTTACGAAATTGGTAAACCACACCTTATTGAAGGCGCACTAATGAAGATCTATTCTTCGCGCTCACGTTTCTTCGGCCTCAAGCCCCTGCTCTCTATGACAGGTGGTACAGGTAACGTAATGGAAGTTCCTACTGATATCTATCGCTGGCGTCTGTCTGGTGCTGACGAGCGCACTTTCCGCTCTGTCGAGAACCTCGAATCAGGCAACACTACTCCAGGTCTCAATGGCACTACTTTCCGCATCAAGCTCGACGTAGACTACGTTCACTATCCTGACGTACTTTTCGGCGAAGATAACGAACTGCCTCTCGCTATTGTAGACGGTCCTGTGCCAGATGGCACTGGCT